AAGATCCGCCAACTCGACCCGCTGCCGCTATCAGTGCTGGCAGTTCTGCCTCGCCTGACAGTGGGGGGCTTCTGATGATTGATGCCCAGATCGTTCCGGCCACCGCCAGCCACATTGAAGAAATGCTGCCTCAGGTGCGGCAGGCTGACATTGACGAGTTTCTGGCCGCCAGTGGGTGGGATGCGCGCCGGGTTCTGGAAACAGGCCTGCGCACGTCAACATTCGCCTGTGCCGGGCTGGTTAACGGCAAGGTGATCGCCATCTTCGGCGTGGCCCCTGCGTCGATGCTCGGCGGCAGCGGGATCCCCTGGCTGGTTGGCACCGACGCGCTGGTGAAATATCAGCGCACGTTCCTGCGCCGCTGCGGAAAAGTGGTCAATGCAATGCTGACCGTTTATCCGTATCTTGAAAATTATGTCGATGCCCGCAACCACACCGCGCGCGTATGGCTGCACTGGCTTGGCTTCACCATCGAAGAACCGCAGCCATACGGCATTCACGGCCATCAGTTTCACCGCTTCCACATGGAGAGAAAATAATGTGTAGCCCGGCAATTGCACTCGTCGCCGTCACGGTGGCGTCTACTGCTGCGTCAATGTACAGCCAAAATCAGCAGGCTAAATACACTTCGGCGGTGGCTGAACAAAACGCCGATGTTGCGGAGGCGCAGGCTCAGGATTCGATTAACCGTGGTAATGCGGAAGCTGAGCAGCGCCGCCGGGAAATGCGCCAGCGCCAGGGCACACAGGCGGCTAACATGGCCGCCACCGGTGCAGAATTGGGCAGCGGATCCTCACTCGATATTTTCGGTGATACCGCCCAGTTCGGAACACTCGATGCGCTGACTACTGTGAACAACGCCCAGCGTGAAGCGTATGGCTTGCAGGTTCAGGGCGGCAATTACCAGTCTCAGGCTAACGCCGCTAACAGCGCTGGTAAATCAGGCATGTCCCAGACCCTTCTGACAGCCCCATTGCAGGCTTATGGCGCATATCAGATGGGTGGAGGCACCTGGAGTCCTTTTAGCCAGAAAGCGGCTCCAATCAGCGCAGCAGTTGGCACACCAACCGGTCGATAAGGAGGATCAGCAATGCCAACCGTACCAACAACGACTGGTCGCCAGGTTGAAAGCCGCGGTATTCAATCCCCTGGATTGCAAACCTTCAACACGCCACAAATGGCCGATGTATTCAGCAATGTTGCCGATAAAGCGGTAGCTGTTTTCGGACAGGCCAAGCAGCGCGCCGACGTTGCCATGGCGCAGGACGCCTCGCTGCAGCTAAGTCAGGTATCCAGTGATCTGCTGACTAACCCGGAAACCGGGCTTCTGAACCAGCAGGGAAAGAACGCGCTCGGCAAAGGACAGGTTTACACCCAGCAGTTCGACGCGCAGGCTGAAAAGATCGCCATGGGCTTACCTGAAGGTGCCCGGGCCGGGTTCATGCAGCAGGCACAGCAGCAGCGAATCCAGTTCACGACGCAGGCCGGACGGCACGAAATCGGGCAACTCAATGCCTACGAGGAAGGGCAATTCCAGGCGACGCTGGCGAACAACGGAAAACTGGCTGCATCTGCGTATGGCGACAACGCGAATTACGTGCTGTACAACCAGCAGACGTTCCAGCAGATCGATGACTATGGTGCGGCGCACGGCTGGAGCCCCGAGCAGATCCAGGCGAAGAAGACAGAATTTAAAGAGAAGGTAGCCGACACCGCACTTTCCCAGTGGTCAGCGAACAACTCCATTGAGTTCATCCAGAGCAACGGCGAGCTGAGCGATACGGTTGCTGGCTCTCGACGGGCGACGGAAAGCTCATTTGGCGGGGAGCCCGGCAAAACTAAGGGCATGAAGACCCAGGGCAATATTGATATTTTCAACCGTCCTCGCGTTCAAAACGCTGATGGTTCAGTCAGTACGGTAAGAACGATTTCTATCGGGACTGATGATGGTGAGGTTTTGATCCCTACTGTCAGCGATGATGGAAAAATCATGTCTGACGAGGAAGCCATAAAGCAATACAGTAAAACAGGGAAGCATTTCGGTGTCTTTGACAACGCTGATGACGCTACAGCATATGCTCAGGCGCTGCATAATCAGCAAGAAGAGTATTACGTCAAAGGCAATAAAGATGCGCGTGGGATCCGCAACAATAACCCGGGCAATCTGGAGTTCAGCAAATCCAATCCATGGGCAGGTCAGACCGGAGATGATGGCCGCTTCGCGAAATTCGAGACTCCCGAGCACGGGATACGCGCGCTGGGCCGCAATCTGCTTTCATACCAGCGCCAGGGTATCGACACGGTCAACGACATCATCAACCGCTGGGCGCCGCCGGACGACAACAATAACACCTCTGCTTACATCGAGGCTGTGTGCGCTCAACTGGGCGTTACACCGGAGCAGCCGCTGGATGCGTCCAACCCTGACACGCTAAAAGCGCTGTGCGCCGCTATCATCCATCATGAGAACGGAAGCCAGCCATATAGCGATCAGCAGCTTTCTACGGGCGTAAGCGCAGCGATTGGCCTCTCTACGCTGCCGACCAGCACCAAGCGGTACACCGGCAATGCCGCGTTCGATGCGGCGTCTCCGGAGGCTCAGGCGACTTTCCTGCGCCAGGCTGATCAGATGCGTAAGCAGCAGCAGGCAGAATACCGCACCACTATCGACGCCCAGGTGCGTGATGCGACAGCCGCATACATGCGCGGCGTGGAGTTCCCGAACGCGCCTTCACAGACCGATTTCCTGACAGCGTACGGCGTGCGGGAAGGCAACCTCAGATACACCGAATTTCGCAACACGCAGATCGCCGGGCAGTATATTGGTTCTTTCCGCAATATGCCGAGCAGCAGCATCACCGCGTACGTCGAGCAGCTGCGACCAGGCACCGAAGAAACCGGCGAGGGGTACGCGTCACGTGCTGAACTATTCGATCAGGTATCGGCGGCAGCCACAAAGGTGATCACCCAGCGGCAAAACAACCCGTTCAACGCTGCGGTGGATATTGGTGCTTACAAGCAGATTGCCAGCAACAACCCAAACGATATCACTGCTGAGGTGGCTAACCGATTTTCCTCACAGGAAAGCCTGCGTGCGCTGGGCATCAACGCCCCGATCCTCTCCAGTGAAGAAGCGGCCACTCTCGCGCAGCAGGTGCGCGGTACCAAGGATGTGGATCAGACCATTAAGATTTTGCAGAGCATGGGTGAGACGCTGCCAGCGCCAGCCATGCGGCAGGTAGCGTCTGCGATTGCACCGAGCAGCGCGGCCACCGCGTATTCTGCCCTGCTGCTGGGCACGCCGGATAACCAGTACGACAACAACAAACCAGTTATCGCCTATAGCCAGTTTATTGGCTACAAACCGACCATGAATAAATACGACGTGTCGAAGGTGATCTTGGCCGGCGACCAGCTATTGAACCCGACAAAGGCGATGAAGGATGCAGGTATCACTCCGGTGCAGTTGCCGAGCGAGGACAAGCTGAAGCGTGCCTTTGACGATCAGGTTGGCAATGCGTTCTCCAACAACCCGCAGGCGCGCCAGTTGAGCTACAGCCTGTTTAAATCGGCCTACGCCGGGATCGCCTACCAGTCGGGTGACTCTGCGATGACGCGAACCGATGCGGCAAACTCTGATGTAGTGGAGAAGGCGGCGCAGTACGCCACCGGCGGTGTGTACAAAAGCTTTAACGGTGGTGACGTGGTGATGCCGTTTGGCATGGACAAATCAACGTTCAAAGACCGTTACACCATAGCTTCTCAGCAGGCCCTTAAAGATGCCGGACTGAATGAGAACGCTGCTTCAAACTTCACCCCGGTGAATATCGGGAATAACCAGTACCGCATGGTGAGCGGCAGCGGTCGCTGGGCCACGGATCCGCGAACCAATGAAGCAATCGTCGTGAGGGTCGAATAATGGCTGACGTTTTTTCACTGGCTCCAGAGGGACAGGCCTGGACTGACGACAAGACCACCGCAAATCCGGCGCGCCCTGATGATTATGATCCAACGTTCTTTCAGGGTTCAATCGCAGCGCCAGTTCGCGGGGCAGCAGAGGGAACAATCGGCCTGGCGCAATCTGCTGTCGGATTCAGTAAGCGGCTGATCAGCGATCCGGCGTTTACCGCAAACGTAGCGCCAACGGTGAATATCTTCCGCGTCATGTTCCCTGATGCGGATAAATCCCTGAATGACACCTACGATACGATCGGCAAACAGTTGCAGGACGCGCGCGGCTACGTTAAGCCGGATGCCGGCAGCCAGGGGACGGCGGCGGAAGTGCTGTATGGCCTCGGTCAGTTCGCGCCAGCTATTGGCGCAACTATTATCGGTGGCCCGGCGGTGGGGGCTTCTACCGCTTTCGGTACCACGTATGAACAATCCTATCAGGACTTCCGAGCAAAGGGCGTAGACGAGGCGACGGCGCGTAATCTGGCAGCCCAGCAGAGCACGTTCAATGCTGCCGGGATGGCGCTGCCAGCAGCGGTCGGTACCACTCTGGCTACGCGGATCGCGTCAGGCGTAGCAATTAACACCGGGTTCGGTGGCCTGAACCGCTATTCAGTTGGCGAAACGCTGGAGGAAAAAGGCTACAGCGATATGGCGAAACAGTACCGGGTATTCGATGGGCAGGCCATGCTGGTAGATGCGGTCCTGGGTGCCGCTTTCGGCGGTGCTCATCACCTTTCCTCGCGCAACGCTGCAGAAATGCCAGCATCTCAGCCTGAAACAGAAGCGCCAATCCCGGCGGCGGAAGTGCAGAGCGTGCCGGATAATACGTCTGCAGCAGCCCAGGGTGAGGGAGTTCAAACGCCTGTTGCCCTGGAAGACGGCCCCGCGCCAAAGGCAACCTACGAATCGAGAATGGCTGAACTGGAGTCTGACGCCGGGCAGTTGCTTTCACGTGGTGATCGCAAGGTGTGGCAGTCAGAGGTAGCGAATAGCCAGCGCATCCTGCAAAACCTCAACGGGCAGCGAGCTGCCATTCTCAACGAACAGCCGTCAGGGAGCGGCAAGGTATTGTCGGCAGCCAGGCAGGATAAACAGGCCCGACTGCGTGCAGTTGACCAGCAGATCGAGCAGGTGCAGCAGCGCCTGCAGGATGCGAATAACACCCTGACGCCAAACATGCCCGGCGGCCAGTTCTACGAAGCGCGTGCGGATTTGTCCCGCATACAGCAGGGAATTATCCCGGAGAGCATGCGCGGACTGGTGCGAGAAACCCCGGTTAAGCCGAGCGACATCGACGCTGCACACACCCTGAACGAAGGCCTGTATTACGATATCGAGTCGGCACCGGTGCTGCATGCCAGCAACGAGAGCATTAACAGCCATGTTTCTGCGATGGATGAAGCCTACCGCCAACTGGCTGATGGTCAGCCGGTTAACATCGGGATGATGGCGCGTGGGCTGGACGGTCCGGCTCGTCCTGGGATGCTGGAGGCAGCCAGCGAACAGCACAATGCAATGCAGCAGGTTTTCCAGGAAAATGGCGTCAGGTATGAATCGTCGCGTGATCTGGTCACCGAGCCCCGTCAGGTACGTGAAGACAGTGCTTTCACCACCGTCGACGAAAGCGCTGGACAGGTCAGCGTGGATCCCGATACCGGACAAGCGATTTCATCCAACAGTTATGACCTGATGGCGGCGCGCGATATGGCGACCACCACCCCTGATTTGACGATCACGCACCCTGACACTGGACAGCCAGCGAAACTTTCCGATGTCCTGGCTGAATTCGACGAGCAGATCCAGACCGTGCAAAGCGAATCGAAAGTTTATTCCGTCGCGGCGGCGTGCTTCCTGAGGAACCCATAATGAAACAGGCATGTGTTGAAGCCATTGCACAGACTCTTAAACGCCAGCCAAAGGCGGAAGAGCTGAAAAATATCGAGGACCGCATTAAAGAGGCTGTACGCCAGGTACATAAGAAAAACGCCCGGGAAGGTAAGACAGGGATCCCGGATGCGCAGACCTACATGGAAGCCGCCGACCTTGTGCGCCAGCGTGTCGTGCATGACGTCTATAAAAAGCGCCAGCGCGTCGCACAGAACGCGATCGCCATAAGCAAGGTAACGGACACCCTGGACGCCAATATCCCGCCTGAGCAGCAGACACCGGCCAATATGCAGCAGTTTATCTTTGCCGGGCGGCGCACCACCGACGGTACTGATATTGCTGTCACGTCTGCTGAGGAACTGGCGACCGGCGCATACCAGGACTGGTCACGGCAGCTGAGCGCGGAGCTGCTTAACGCTGGCGACGATGTTCACAAATTCTTCGAGCAGAGTAAGGCGCTGGGAGAGCAGAGATTCCGCAGCCTCTTCGACCAGCAGGCGGCGAAGTCAGCCCAGTTCCAGATCCTGAAAGAGCTTTATGGCGAGGATACGGGAAATCCGCAGGCGAAGAAGATCGCCAAAGTCTGGAGCGATGTGACTACCCGAGCACGGCAGGAGATGAACGATAACGGGTTTGATATCGGTCTGCGTGATGACTGGCATCTGCCATACGTCGATAATGCTGATTTTATCCGCAACGCCGGGCGCGATGAGTGGCTGGCATCACTCCCTGCTGCCGAGCGTGCAAAAGCTCAGTTATCCGGACGGCAGCCGCCGATTGAGTTCGCACGGCAGGCCTGGGTAGATGATGTTTATAACACACAGGATCGCACGAACTACGTCAATCAGGACGGCAGCCCGATGAATGACATCGAGTACCGCCAGGCGCTGGAAGCGATATTCGAAACCAAGGCCACCGACGGCGCGAATAAAATCGACCCAGGCGCTTTCATGGGCACCGGCGGGATCAAGAACCGCGGCTCGCAAAGCAGGGTGATGGCGTTCAAAGATGCACAATCCCACTATGCCTATATGGATCGTTACACCCAGCAGCCGGTTGTCGGCGTCATGATGTCGCACCTGCAGTCGTCTTCCCGTGACCTTGGGGTGGTAAAGGCATTCGGCCCGGACGCGTCCCGCAACTTCTCCCTGGTGCTGGATCGCGTGTATCAGCGTGCAGTAACTGGTGGTAAGCCGGTGGGCAAGATGAATGACGAACGCCAGATGGTGGAGCGCATGTTTAACTCCATGGCCGGGATTAATGGCGCGGCGACGTCCAGCGTGTTCTCTTCGGCGGTTGGCGGCCTGCGTAACCTGATGACCAGCGCCATGCTCGGTACCAGCGTTCTGACGGCGACCAGCGATCAGGCCATTATGCGCGCCAATGCCCAGGCGCTGGGCTTCGACCGCAACGGCATGCGCCTTTCCGCCAACACCATCAAGAACCTTTTCAGTGGTGATGCCAAGCGTGCCAACGCGGAGCTGGGGCTCCTGGTCGATTCGCATGCTGCTGTCGTTTCGAAGATGGGCGGGTTTGATCTGTCTCGCGGGATCACAGGCTGGTTCGCAGAGAAAACGCTGAAGTGGTCCGGGCTGATTGCCATGGACCGGGCGAATAAGGCGGCGTTCGGGCTGCTGATGTACAAAAATATTGGGGAGCTGACCCGCAAGTTTAAAACGCTGGACGACGTCAAAGGCTCTGATAAAACCATCCTGGCGAATAAGGGCTGGAGTAATGAGGACTGGCAGATCATGGCTGCCGCCGACCTGATGCCGATGACCACATCGGGGCACATGGGCATGACGCCTGATGCGATTTACGCCGTTCCTGATGATGTGATCACCGGCATCATGGCTGACCGCATAGCGCAGGTTCGCGCCGGGAGCGAGGAGGCACTGGCGGCGCTTGGGGATTTGCCACCTGACCGCCTGAAAAAGATGAAACAGGCATTCGACGCAGAGGCAGATCAGACCGTGGCTCGCATGGTGCGCAACGCCCGCGCTGAAGCTGCCCAGAAGCTGCTGGGGATCACGCACGGTGAAATGACCAGCGCCGTCACAACAGCTACCGGGCTGGACACGTACGCGCGTGATGATGCAGGGCAGCTGATCAAAAGCTTCATGCTGTTCAAAACCACCCCGTTCGCAGGTTTCCGCCAACTGGTCAACCGGGCTAATGATCTGGATACCGTTCCTGCCATTAAGTTTTTGGCATCCTACATCGCCGGGACAACGCTGGCTGGGATGTTCGCAAACCAAATGAATTCCATGCTGACCGGCAATGACCCGCTCGATATGACGAAGCCAACCACATGGGTGCAGGCGCTGCTAAAAGGAGGGTCGTTCGGTATTTACGGCGACTTCCTGTTCCAGGACCATACGCAATATGGCTCCAGTATCGCCGCTACCATCGGCGGACCGGTGCTGAGTTTTGCCGAGCAACTCACAAAACTGCTGATAACCAACCCTCAGAAGGCATTGCAGGGAGAGGAAACCTCTTTCGGCGCAGACGCACTGAAGACGGCCCGCATGATCACCCCGTTTGCCAACCTCTGGTATGCTAAAGCCATCACCAACCACCTGATCCTGCAGCAACTCCAGGAGATGGCGAACCCGGGATATAACGACAGGGTAAGGGACCGCGCACAGCGGGAGTTCAATACAACGAGTTGGTGGGAGCCAGGCGAGACAGCGCCGCGTCGCGCACCAGATCTAGGAAAGGCGGTAGGGCAGTAATGGATATCTTAATGAATATTGGTCTAATCGTTTTTTGGTTCTTTGCTGTGGTGGCCGCAGGAACCATTTATGTATGGGTTATCATTTTTTTAATTAAGAAAGGGATAATTGGAGATACGGCCGCGAAAATTGTATATTTTGCTACATTCGTCATCATTGCTTCAATGGTATATAAATTGCCCTTATTCTCTTAATTTAATAACAAAATAAGATCCCAATATGAAATCAAAATACAAATTTTTAACAGCGATAGCTTTCATGGCGCTTACCGGATGCGCAACTAAACAGTACCCTCAGGCACCTATGGTTACTGGTGAAGAGGCGTCTGCTCTTGACTGCGAAGCGGTAACCCAGGAAATAGCAAAAATGCATAGCGTCCAGACTGAAATCAATAATACCGGGGAATTTGATGGGCGAACGGTGCTTGGCTTCCTCGGTGATTTCGGCATTGGGAACGGCATGGCTAAAAGTGAAGCCCAGAAAAAATCGACCGCAAGGCTGACGCAACTGGAATCGCTGAAGGCTGTTAAGTGCCAGGATTAATTTAATCGTGACATGTCACAAAGGCCGCCGAAGCGGCCTTTTTTAATCAGTTTCCGCCAGGGCGAGAATCTGCAGAACGACCACCACAACGTGAGCCATCAGAAGCAGTGTCATCAGGGTGCTGACAATTACCAGCGTAAGCCTGAGTTACTGAACCAAATGACAGCAGAACAAAAAGCAGTGCGAATACTTTTTTCATTTTTATGTCCATGTGTAGGCCACCCCATGTGGCGTATTCATCTTACACCGCTTGGCTAATTTCTATCTGGTTTCTTTCCTCAGAATCTCCGCACAGTAATCGAGATGCGACTGCAGATCCCGCATCGACATCTGCGAGCTGGTAACATAGTTCACCAGAGCTGACAGCTCTGCCATCGGCCCATCAACGTTAAAGCCATCTTCATTCAACTGGCGCAGCAGCGTCATCAGGTGTGAGTCTTCAACCAGGGATCTGACGCCTCCCGGCGTGTGTATTCGTTCTGCAAATCCTTTTTCCAGCGGGTGATGATACTGACGTTGCATCTCTTCTTCTCCATGCAATCACTGTATATATAAACAGTATCAGATGCGAGACATCTTATCCAGCACACATTGATAATTACCTAAAAGGTAATAACTTGCCAGTTTGTTATTCATTCAATTCATATAAGGTTTAATGGGTAATAAAATGACCAGATGACGCAGCGCGCCGGGCGGTGCTTATCTGGAGAATTGACGATGACGGTCTCGACCGAAGTTAACCATAATGAGTACACAGGCAACGGTGTTACCACATCCTTCCCATACACGTTCAGAATTTTTCATGCGAATGATTTAGTGGTAACGAAAGGTTATACGAATGGCGTGCTGCAAACGTTGCTGCTTAATACCGATTACACCGTTACTGGAGCTGGCTCATATACTGGTGGGTCGGTAGTTTTGAAGAGCCCTCTAGCTAGCGGATGGGTGATTACAATTGACAGAGAGCTACCTGTCGTTCAGGAAACAGACCTCCGAAACCAGGGTAAATTCTTTGCTGAAACGCATGAAAATGCTTTTGATTATCTAACCATGCTTATACAGCAGGCCATCTATAAGACAACCTTACTCGATGGAAGGTCAATCAAAGTACCAGAGCGAGGGGCATGGATCGCTCCCGTCATTGCTAGCAGACGTAACAAAATTTTTGCATGGGGAGATTCTGGCGAGCCTATTGCTGTTATGCCGGAATCTGGATCTGCTTCTGACGTTCTTATTGAATTGGCAAAACCCTCTGGTGCTGGTTTGGTTGGTGGCACAATCACGCCCATTACTGCAACGTTTTTGGCTGGCGGCGCTGTAGCAGGTCAGGATTCAACTGCAGCGATTACTGCAGCTGGAGCGCGTGGCGGAACGTATTACGTGCCGCTGGGCGAGTATGTAATTTCAAGCGCTAAAATATCAAAAAACGTCACTTTTATTTTCGAAAAGGGGTCAGTCTTTAAACGCGCTGCAGGAATGGATATCCATCGCGATAACTGGGAATCTGACGCACCCATGGTTAGCGCTATCGCTGATGGTCTGGATATTACATTTATTGATCCGATTTTCGACGGCAACAGCGCCAATCAGCCTGCTGTTCAGGTAGGTTACTCCGGCCCTAATGCCACCACGGAGCCGACCGGGTGGGCTTTCCGCTATGGCCCAGTAAACGGCGCCACTGCCAAAGATTGCTCGTTTAATTTTGTTCGACCCGTATTTAAAAATGGCACCTCCGGATATCTGCTCATTCGTGGTGATGATGTAAACCGTCGATTCAAGACAAAGGTTCGTCTTACCAGTCCGGTATTCACCGATACCATTTATGGTTACGGGAAGGGCGACCCGGCCACGCCAAACCCTTTAGGCTACAGCCCGGACTACATGCAGCTCATCGACTTCGTGGTGCTTGAATCCACAGATACCACGATGACCTATAGCGCTGTGCCTACCCCGGTAGGTCGTTATGCGCCTGTGGGGATTCGAGCTACGTATATCGGTGGCGGCACTCCGGATGCCGCGGGCGGACCTCGAATAAATCTCTATGGTACGACTGAGATCAGGGGGGTTGGCCGTAAAGGTAACTATTACGATAACAGTTCGAACCTGAATAACGGTCTTGGTGCGGTTGATGGGTACGGAAACTGTGAGTCGCTTTTCGTAGAGAACATCATCGCTCAGGATTGCGAGTCGCAGCCAGTCAGGGCGAAGGCATCCATCTCTCGATTCGAAGTGGTCAACGCCTACATCAAGAACTGCCGGGGCGGTGTTCAGGTGTCGCCATCGACAACTGGTGCAACCGAGGCGATTGTCGTCATTGGAAGTGTTGAATCCCTTGGTGGTTGGAACCCGGCAGTTGAGGTTGTGGGTACCGATGGGGCGAACCTGATCCCGTCCGTCAGTATTGGTTCGGTTTCCTGCGATGGTGGCATTAACGGTGATAACCGCGCTGACAACGCCGTCGCTGGTATCTTCATCCGTTTTTGTGATGATGTTTACGCTGAAAAACTGGTCGCTAAAAACCAGGACAAGAGCGGCATTCAGTTCAGGGATAACCAGTTCGTCAAGGTTAACTACTATCAGGCCAAAGGTGTTGCCATTGAAGGGCTGACATCCATCAACACTTCACGCTCACTCGTTATCTCATCGGGTCAGTCAAGGCAGTGTAGTGGCACTGGTCTTACCGTGGCGGGCAATACTTACAGCGTGAAAATTGCTGACGTTTATACGGATGTAACGGTGGACTACGGCATCTTTATCAACTCAACCGCTGAGAACTGCGAAGTGGATCACTGCATCGCACGCGAAGTCTCCGGGTTGTCCAGGGGCTTTCACCTTGCAGGCCCTGGGACAATTTCTAACTCGAAGGTTGGATCTGGGGTGACCACACCTGCGTCGGGGAACACCTTAACCATCAATCAGATCAACAATGCATGGAACCCACGCTCTAATCTCATTAACGCAGGCGCTGGAGCCCCAACACTGGGAGAGTTCAGAAAGGGGGATCGCATTTATTCGGCTCCGGCACCATCAGGATATGTTGGGTGGGTATGCACTACAGCGGGTGCTGCAGGTAGCACCGCAGTCTTTAAACGTTTTGGCGCAATTGAGGCATAAAATAAATGGCTATTAAAAAGAAA